TGCACCAACATCAAAAAATATTCCTGTATTTTCTGGAAAGTATTCCCGTAATACTTGGTCTACACTTTTACCATCTTGAATCTCTCCGTGAAATTCACTATATTTATACATTTATATTAATAATATATTTAAATTATCATTAATATACTCAGTAAATATGTATTATATTACACTCAAAGTATCTTTAATATAATTATGTAATAATATAGTATTATGATTTTCAAAATCTATATGTAATGTCCCTTCATAGCAGTCAGTATATATCAATAGTGGAAAGAGTGATTTAATTTTCATAATTAGATCACTACTAATATCTTTCTTAAAGCTAACTTTAACTCTGTCAAAACTTAATATAGAATATACTATATTAAATATGTCAATAGTTTCATTTTCAATATAAATACTTACCTCTTCTAAGTTATAACTTTTTTGTTCTTTAAATTTACTATCTGCGATATTATTAATTATATTTTTTAAACGAAACCGTGATTGGTTATATTCAAAAATATCATATGCTATATAGGCATAATTTTCATTTAATTGTACTATTTCTTTAATAATATTTGTTAAATCCCAAATTCTTTTATTAACAAAATATAATAACTTATAATAAATGAAATATGATTTTTTTAAAAAATCAAATCTACTATAATATTCTAATTCCATAATTATATGAGACTTTCTAGTACTATCATCAATCTCATTATACTTAATATCTAATATACTATATCTATCAAGTATTTCTCCCTCTGATAAATTTATTAACAATTTATTTTCAGCCATAATATAATTAGTACTAATAATGTCTTTAGACCTATCTACCAATTTCTAAATTAATATAATATAAGGAATAACTTAAAGTTGTTTCTTATATTAATAACACTATAATATATGTCATCCTGGCTAGTTAATAAACCTAGAAAATCTCATATAAATTCAGCTCATACAATAGAACAATTTAATAACAATAATACAGATGCTTTAATTACTTTCATAATTCCAACAATTAATAGGAATACATTATCAAGAGCTCTTTTATCTCTACAAAATCAAACGATTACAAACTGGAAAGCAATTATTATATTTGATGGATGTAAACCAACGGATACTAAATTACTTGAATTATTATCAAATAATAGATTTGTATATATAAGTGTTAATAAAATCGGAGTTTTAAAAAATATAATACATGGCACCGCTGGATTTGTTAGAAATATTGGCATGAATCTAGTTAAAACTCCTTGGATTGGATTTTTAGATGATGATGACTATCTTTTACCAAACTATACTCAACATTTACTTCAAGAAATTGAAATTAACCCCAAAGTTGATTTAATACTATTTAGAATGATTGATAACGATACAATTCTTCCACCCGATTATATAACTGATATACAATTTAGATATGTGGGAATTAGTTTTTGCTATAAAACTAGCCTATTTCAAGAAGGATATAAATTTACACAGTCTGAAAAAGAAGACTTTGAACTCATTGATACTATAAAAAATGCTCAAAAGAAAATTGTAATATCCCCTTTTATTACATATATTGTTAGAGACTCCGATATTATATATGATACGCTAAAAAGAATTATTATTAATTAATTATTCTTTTACTATAAATGACATATATTCATTAATTGTTAATGAACTTATACAATCTAAATATAAATTATTTTTATTATTTATATTTAATATATCAGCTCCATATATCGGAGAACCACTATAATTATCTAAATTTATCAAATCATCACACATCTCTACAAGTAAATGCGTTTTCATATAGCTGGATATATGTCCATAATACAGTTCAGTATGGTCATTTTTATTACAAATATATACTTTAGAACCGGGTACAAGAATATCTTCCTCTAAAGATGGAATATTATGATTATTATATAACATAGAGGACTTATACCGCTGAATATTTGAACTAACCATTGGTCTAAAACATATAAAATCACCGGTTGTATCCCACGTATCGTCAGTTTGTATCATATCTGGAATTAAATTACTTGTGACTGTTTCACATTTATATAATTTATTATCTATAGTTATTAACACTTCTTTTACTGTATTTAATAAATTACGTGGATATATATCATAACCGAGTAGATGCATTACAGATATGGCATATACATTATTTTTATATTTAATTGCTGCGCCTAATAATGTCTGACAGCCAGTAATAATTGGTATTATCATTTAATATATGATAATATAAAAATAGTTTATTCGCTATATATTTGTCTTTATATGCGATCTGTATACTCTTGTTCTTTGCGCCGTCATAAATTTCTTAATCCATTTTTTTGACATTGTTCACCTTTTCTAGTACCTTGTTGTACAATTGCTTTACATAAAATGGAGATATCCACGTCTGACATAGTTTTATATTTTTAATAATAATATAAAAATATTAATCAAATTTTCAAATTATATAATAATGTCAAAATATCGTGTACATAATATATTTTCCTAAAAGATACTCATTTAAAATTGATATAAATCTAAATATATAGCTTCTCGCCAATACTCTTGAAATATGAATTCTTATACTGAATGTCTTTATCTAATACTTTAGCAAGTGATTTTTGGCTAATACCTGCTTTTACAGTACAATCGTAGCGGCTAGCAAATTCGGTGATTAGAATTTGATTTACATCATATTGTCCAATACCATCATGATATAATATAATATTATTATGTTTCTCTTTCCATTTATTTTGTAATACAACTTCGCATTCTTCATATAACTGATAATAATGGTCATCCTTCAATGTATGATGTTTCACTACATTGTCTAACGATGAGATACACGGATAATCATTATACCGCGCGGCTGTTTTTCGATCAATATAAATATTTAGAATTTCAGTTTGTTCTTTATTTACTTTTGCTATATATCCATTTTTCTGAACTTTTGTTACTTTAGTTGGGTTAATTGAATGAATTATGGTTGGATTTAACTCCCGATTTACAAGTTGCCAACGGAATCCATGATAGATAGTATTCTCTTGAACAGCCTTATTAATACTAGGACGTTTTAGTAGATTATTCTCCTTAATACATTCAGTTACTGTTTCATATGTATGAAGAAGTGTAAGTAGTTCAGGGTGAATTTTCTGAAGACGTGGGCCAATATGAGAGTCGGGTTGGGAACAGACTGTAGTTGTTTTTGTTTGCATCGCATTAAGTCGAGAAATAATATCCTTATTGGCGACTTCAAGGTTCTGTATTTTATGAAGAAGAATCTGATTGGTTTTGAGGATTTCTTGAAGGATATTATGGTCGATTGGTGTAGAGGGAAATTGAGTAGGTGTTTGTGACCGCAGATGTTCAATTTCAAGTTTCAAACGTTCATTTTCAATAATAGGATTATTAAATACTGTAATGCCTGCCTCAATAATCTGAATAAGACGTTTATAAGTTAGCTCACCACCCATCATAAATAATTCCTGTTCTGTTTCATGTCCCTCCAGATTTTTAACTTGATGTGGATGTATTTCTGAATGATGGTGGAGAAATTTTTCAAATCCAGCTGAATCATGTACGGAAAAGCAATCTAAAATCAGTACTTGTGTGCCATATTTCTGTTTGAACTCATTAAAGCGATTCTTAATACCCTTTCTTGACTCGCCAATTTTGATAATATATTTTCCTTGATCACATTGTTTTATTCTGACAATATATATGATAGAACCTATAATATTTCCATATTGATGTAACAATACGCGATGTTTTTCTATTTCAGGAGATATTCTAAGTTCCTCTGTTTTCTGCGCGAGTAATTGTTTCTGTTTATCTGCTTGCTGGTCCATAATATATTTTTGTTCTTCCATTTGTTTTTTGAGTTCAGTTCCTTCTTCTTCGATTACTTCGTGAAGCATTTCTTCCATCTTCATATAATATTCATGAATTTCAGAGGCTTTCTTTGTTTGAGATTTTAAGCATAGTGATTTGAAGCATTTGATTGTCATCATGTATTTTTTGATGTTATGACCGCCGTGTAGTGATTTATCTACATTTACATTTTCGTCCGATAAAACATTGTTAAATCTTGCTTTGGATTTTCCCAAAGCAATAATATAATCAGAATTAAGTATCATATATTTAACTAATAGTCGTGTAGAATCTATTTTTTGACTAAATCCCATCCATTTCCACACATTGTCCAAATCTACTACAAAATCTTTCTTTATATCATAATTCAAATAGCAATAAAACGTACCAATAAAGAGTTGCTGTTCTGTTTCTGAAAAGTTTGCCTTAATTTTATTCAATAGTTTTACATTGTATGTATTTGTAAGCTTGGAGATAGGGTTATTTTCAATCAGTTCTATGATATCGAATGATGCCATTATGTTTCTAATTATATAATGTATGGAGTCTTTAGGTTATATTGTTTTTGCTTTTAAAAAGCAACTGAAAATAGTCAATTTTTGACATATTAAAAATATTATTATAATTTTTATTCAGCTAATTTAATAATCTCTTCATATGAGTATGTTAATATATTAAACTCTGCTATTTTATCTTCATTATTTGGATTTAAATATGGATATAGTTTATAATATTGTTGTAACTGTTCTTTTGCTGAATTTAATTTATCTTTCAATGATATATTCTTTGCGCTAGTTGTTTTCCATTTTATATTTTCTGTTTTCAAATCAATTCCAAATCGGTCTCCATGTGATCCATTTGCTTTGATATACCAGATATGTTTAGGAATATCATCTATAGATATTTCAGAATCAACTGGTAGTTCAATACGTCGTTGTTTTTGCCTTTGATTAATATTTTGTGCGGATTGTGTAATGAGACGTAAGTTTTCTTTGCGATTATCTAATCCATTACGATTAATATGATCAATTGATTCTTTTGAACCTTTTCCTGGAAATCCTAATTGACCCATCACTATATTGTGAAGATATTGTGCTTTCTGTTTTCCATCTACTTTTATAGTATGAGATATATATGAATTTGTTGTGTAATGCCAGTTATAATCTTTAATCTTTATAAAATCTTCTGTATCAAACACAGCTCTAATATACTCATCATTATACTTTATTTTCATAATTGTATATTCTGAACCATGATATTTAACATGTGAATAAATAATTGGATTTCCTAGTCTTCCTGCGCGTGGTATATTAATATGAATTGTTTCTTGTGATATTATTTCCATTTTGAATGTTTGTCTATATTCAAAATAGAGTTTTTTAAAATCAAATTTACACATATATATTATATTCCACACCGGGAGGTATGGGTGATACTTCTAGTTACTGTATGCTAACCCGCCCATTCCACTCATAATTCTTAAAACATTATAATTAGTCGCGTACACGTAGACCGTCGAACTAAGATTCGTGCCCACCGCGTTGTTGCTCACTGTCAATAAGAGCGTTGTGTTATCAATGCGCGACAGATTGCAAGTGCCACTTGGTTGGTGTTGTTCAGGTTGTAGAGCGAACGAGTACACATTAACACCCACGGCGGGGATGTTGGTGTGGTGCTGGTACGGTTGGACCCAGTTGAAGTAGTTGCCGTCGCGTACCGAGAAGCGGTCATGGCCGTTGAGCTGTAGCAGGGCCGTGATCGTCGGGTTCTTGCCCGCCATGCCCTCCACACGCGTCACAGAGTAACCAGACTCCAGCACGGAGCGGTCCCACCAGTCCGAGAAGTTGAACGGCTGCTGGCCCTTCCACGGGTTGATGACCGAGTCATCGCAGCTCACGAACGAATCGCGCTGTACAACCCATACTAATTCCTTGCAGGGATGATTAAAATTTAATTTCAACTTGTTCGCAGAAGAAGTGATAGACTCGCCGCCCGTGAATTGTAGTACGTCAATTAGATATTCGTGCGACACCTGCGCGAACTTGCGGCGCTCATCCGTGTCAAGGTAGATGTAGTCAATGTACAGCGACGCCGCGGCAAGGCCGCATTGTCCCACACGGTTGCGGATGGCATGGGGGTCGCTCGAGTTGCTGTAGTCCCAGCAGATGTTGTTGAGTGTGTTGAACTCAAGGTTGATGCGCACTTCGTGGTACTGGAGCGCAATGAGGGGGAGCGCAAGGCCAGGGTTGCGGCAGAACCAGAACTGGAGGGGGATATATAGTGTATACATCGGCGCGCAGCTGGTAATGACTTCGGACGTGAGGGGCTCACCGCCATAGCAGTCATTGTCGCATGTGCTTCCACCCTGGTATAGCAGGTTGGTGAGCTCAGGGACATTGCCAACCATCTTGGCATAGCCAGCCTGTTTGCCAGGCTCCTGGGTAAGCTCGTTCCAAATGTGGAGCCATTGTCCGTATTGCTTGTCAATGCGTTGGCCACCAATTTCAATTTCAACGTAGTTGATAATGTTATGACCAATCCAATTGAGCCAACGGAACTGGGCACCAGAGCCATCCGTCGACTGTAGCTGTACCTGCGGTAGAGTCGCCTGGAGGTACATGCGGTAAATTAAGTCACCATTGCGCTGAACAGTGCATGTGACTTTCTTGCCAAAGTTGGGGGCACCATTGAAGGGGTTTTCAATGGACTCCATGGCAAAGTTGGTGTGACGACGGTAGACAACTTTAAAAAATGTTATTTGGGGGTTTCCCGTTAGGTAAACATCCTGAGCGCCATAAGCTACGAGTTGCATGAGCCCACCGCCTGTCATATTTTTTTTATACTTAGCCGTGAGAAAATAATTTTCTAAAATACATTTTAGAAAATTTTAATTAAAATTTTCTAAAATGTACCGGAGATGGTAATTCTTACAATATTTTAATAGGTATTGTATTATTGATAATTAAATAATATAACACATATCATAA